GGGTCTATCCCATATTCGTTAATAAGTTTATCTATCTTTGTATCGTGCCCCGAAAGTTTTTCAATCTCAAAAATAGATGATTTTTGATACTTCTTAAGTTTTTTATATTCTTTAATAAGTTTATTTACTTCTCTGTTTTTAATATAAAGCCTAAACTCTTTTTCATTTTCTGGTTTAGCAAAACCTTTAAAACCTTCACTCATCTTTTTTTCTTTTTCTCAGGTTGTTTATATCCCCAAAGTTTAGGGTTCACTCTACCGTATCCAAAATCAATCTTTCGAATTGCTCCTGGACCGTACTTATCATAATACATGTCAAATAGATTTACTCTTTTTGCAGCTCTTGTTAGATCAATACATTCTTGGCCATCATCAATGTACCAAATTAAATAAGCATCATTTGGAAATGAAGAATCTTTTGCTTTAGACAGAATTGTTTTTTCTAGAAGAATTTCACAACCATATTCATGTGGCAGAACAAGTTTTTGATTTTCTGAGTATTCTGCCATTTTTACATCTTCTCCAACAACTACTGTCATGAACGACCACCCCATTGAATATCGGGATATGCTTCCTTGACATTTTCGAAACTTATCTTATATTTATCAGTCAATTTTTTATCTTTTGTAAGAATTAATAGTTCTGCTTCTTTAGGATGAAGTCCTTGGAGAAGATTAATAAACATCATTTCACGACGGATTGTACTCAGTGTACCATTACCTCCTTGAACAAAATTATACAAACTCTGATATTCTCTACGAAGAGAGGTTTTACCTCTACCATTTAAATCTTGTGCAGTTGCAGATTCTCCACCATCAATTTCTTTTGTTAAATTTTCAGATAAAGTTCCAGAATAAACTGTTTGATCTTCTACATTTCCATAAGGAACATCTCCTTCTGGAAGAAGACTAATTACAGTTTGATCAAAGTTCCAAATAAAAATGGTTTTTAATGAATCGTGTTCATAAGTTTTTAGAACTTCAACTTTTTTGGCATTACTTCTTTGCTTAGAAACAAGTTCTAAAATTTCATATATGAATGGATTTACAGGAAGAGTTTCGATTGGTTTTTCAGTCGTCGTCCTCTTCTTCTTCGTCGTAGTCGTAGTCGTCATAATTTTCAAACCTCACGGCAAGTATTTCGTCTGGTATTACATTCCCATTAGTATCAAACATCTCTGGGTGTGTATAAACTGGTTGAGTTTGGTAGAAGTGTTCTTTCGCTAACCATCCTACTACTCCTCCTACAAAAAAGAACATGATTGAAACCAGTGTTCCTATGGTTAGAGTTACTGCTAACATTTGTTTTCTCCAGAGAGAGTTTATTTTTTCCTAATATCAAAGTGAAAGTCAATGAAGAAATGAAACTCTCTTCGGAATAGAGAGATCATTTTACCAAACTTCACTTGAAAAGTTTTTGGTTTTTCTGATCTTCTCCTCCTATTGCGTAGTAATAACTCAACTCCCCGATTGATTTCGGGTTCATTGTTATTTAGTTTGCTTTTTTCGTCGCCCTGGTCTTTTATCATGACTATACTTCCAGGCATCTTCTAATATACCATACAGGTAGTTTCTAATTTTTCTTGCTTGTGGTTTTGGAATATGACCATATCCTTCACGAAGTTGTTTATGCATTTCATCAGAACCACCTTCAAGATAATCATCAAGATCCATTACAAGATTATTAAGTTCATTTGCGGTCGAACTTTCAATAAACTCTTCAACTTCAACTCTTTTTGTTCCACGAACTTTTAGATAGTCATAAAATTTTAACACAAATTGTCCATTAAAAGCATAGTCAATTGCTTTTTCAACGTAATTGTAAACTTCGTGAAAATTGTTAGTCATTAAACTAGATTTTGCTCCTTAAGATATTGAACCGTATCGGTACATCCACCAATATGTCTTTCATCAACGATGACTTGTGGGAATGTGGAACCTGATCCAAATTCTGAATAGAATTCATCACGAGTAAAATCACTATTCAGTTTGTAAACCACATGTTGTAGTTGTGCCAATTCTAGCACCTGCTGCACTTTTGTGCAATATGGACAACCATCCTTAGAATAAATTGTAAACTTCATTTATCTTTTAATTTTTGTAGATTATTTATTGAGTTTGTATTATAAGATACTTGTGATTTTCTGTAAAGATTTGGCCAAGTATCTCTAATAATTTCTGAAAGTTTATAAGGTGTCTCAGAAGTAATCATTTCAATATCTTGATGGCGTGTAGTCAAGGTCTCCAAGAATATCTTCCAAGATTATACCATACTCTTTAAATCTTTTATCACCTGCAATAAAACATCTTTGGCGCATCCATACGGCATCAGCCAGAAGTTTTACCTGGTCTTCTGTGAGTGTTAAGGTTTTCATTTTAGTTTTGCAACTCTTATATGTATAAAATTACTAATATCTAATATTTTTCCTTGGACGATAGGCAAAAAGATTGGTTGGTTTTGGCGGTTTCATCCACTCTTCTATAATGTAAAACTTTTCTTCACAGTAAAAATCTTGCTGAACATACCACAATTTCCAGTGGTCATGTCCTTTGGATTGATTGCAAGATTTGCAACAACAAACTACATTTCTTGTTATATCCAATCCACCTTTTGATTGTGGAATAACGTGGTCCAGAGTTAAATCTTCATCTGAACCACAATAAGCACATTTATGATCCCAACTTTCTTTTATTTGTTTCCTCCATAATCGTTTTGCTTCTGATTGACTTGTTGCGTACAGATTGAACAAGTATTCTTCGGGCGATTGGAGAGGTCCCATAAGTGCTTGCGACTTGTAGATATTTAGTTTTTACAAAAGAGATATAAGAAACATAAAAATACCGAATGCTATGAAGAATATTAGAATTGGGAGCATTTTATTGGTGCTTTTGTAGGTATTTAATCATTTCTTCTAAAAGATTTGCATTGTCTCCAACTTGACCCAGAACCATATTACAATTTCTACAAAGTAATTGCCTAACTTTACCTGTCTTATGGTCGTGGTCTACACACAATTTCTTCCATTTACCATCACCTTCACCTTTACAAATAGCACAAACTCCATTCTGGTTCTTATACATTTCCTGATGTTCTTGAAGGGTTATACCATAGTTTCTCTTCAAGTCATTATTTCTTGTGCGTTCTGGATTTGCTTGATGCCGTGCTTTTACTCTTGCTTTATCACATTCTTTACAAGCAGAGTGCCTCCTACCAGTTTTCTTATCACGCATATAAAACTCTAGAATGTTCTTTTCAACACCGCAAGTCATACAGGTTCTATACAGGTCGGAGTATAGTTTAGTCATTTCGTGTTTTCTTTCGTGCTTAATTATTTATAAAAAAAGGAACTCCAAAGAGTTCCCCGTTATTATATCAACCGATGGTTGGAGCAGTAAGAGCAACAGGAGTTGTTTCTGCGCTGGCCAGGTCGAGTGGGAAGTTGTGCTTCCATTTTGGACTATATCTTCACCATACTCTTTATGAGGTTAGGTGTCGGACGCTATTGGTGTATTACATCCCACGCTTGGGAAACCACCTAGTCTCTGAACCTTCCCTAGAAGCGTCTAGGGCTTGGCTGCTGATTGCCCGTTAGGGTTTCCAGCAATTCATCCGAAGTTTACCTTGTCTTTTCAGGCAAGGGCGCCCACAAATCGAGCGTTGCGTTCGTGTTGAACTTCAATACCAAGGTTTGCTCCGTTTACTAAATCTGCCCAAGTTTTAACTACACGACCTTGACTATCTTGAATGGATTGATTGAAATTAAATCCATTGAGATTAAATGCCATGGTGCTTACTCCAAGCGCAGTAAACCAAATTCCAATAACAGGAAGGGCAGCAAGGAAGAAGTGTAGTGAACGGGAGTTATTAAAGGAAGCATATTGGAAAATAAGACGACCGAAATACCCGTGTGCAGCACAGATATTATAAGTCTCTTCTTCTTGACCAAACTTATATCCATAGTTTTGAGATTCTTGTTCTGTGGTTTCACGAACCAGTGAGGAGGTTACGAGGGAACCCACCTCTATTCCTTATTTTCATAAGGTGTGGACTATATCATCAACCTAACTTTTACTAGGTTGTCGGGCACTCTTGCCTGTTATTAAGGGGACTAAACCCCTCAGGTAGTCTCTGAACCTTTCCAGAGTGTACTCTGGACTTGGATGCTGATTCCCATATTACTAAACTTTTTTACAAGACCAACCATAAGCATTTTCTCTTTGACCTTTTAATAAGGGTGTTACTCTTTTGAAGTTTTGATTAGGAACTATTTTTTGTAGTTCTTCTAAAACTTCTCCACCAGTTTCGCAGTTGATTATACAAACTGTTTCAACTTTATTATAAGAGAAAATATACTTATCAGTAGAAGTAATAGCAACATTTTTGTTCCTATTTTTACCTCCAACTTTACCACCAATACTTCTCATTTTCATAGCATACTCAGACTTTACAGAACGAGCAGACATTTCTTTTTGATAATCAGAACTCCAAAAGTTTTTCTTAGATAGTCTTAGTGCTTCGTGTGTTTTATAAGCACCTTCAACTCTAAGAAGTCTCCAACCTTCACTGTCAAACCCACACATTAAGTTATATGCTGCTAAGTCGTAAACTTGACCGTATACATCATATCTTATTTTATGTGCGAGTATGTGGTCGGCAAAAGATAATAAAATAAGGTTTTCTGGATTATCAAGACCACCATCGTGTTTTGGTACAATATGGTGTTCTTCAAGGTAAGTATTGGAAGGATATGTTTTTGTTTTACATTCCTCAATAAAAGATAAGTAATGGTTAGTCATATGGTTTATGTTACCAGAGTTATTTATATAAGTCAAGTAACATTTTAGCAACTTAGGGTTCCAGCAGTTCACCCGATTTTCACTTACTGATTACTCAGCAAGGGCACAGTTCCCTATGCATTGCCCCAGCAAATGCTCCACCAAAAACACCAATTACACCCATCATATGGAAGGGGTGCATCAGGATGTTATGTTCTGCTTGGAAAACCAACCTATTAAGCAGAACGGGAACCTATGTTTCCATAGGGATTGGACTATATCATCAATCTATTTTATTAGATTGTCGGGCGCTTAAACCTGTTATTAAGGAGACTGAACTCCTCAGGTAGTCTCTGAACCTTTCCTAGATGTATCTAGGACTTGGATGCTGATTGCCGTGTCGTATTGCTCTTTAAGAAAGAGATTAAACTGTTCTTCTGTATTATTACCATAACCATAAAGGTCGTGGAATAGTTTATGAACTTCTTTGTGAATAAGAAC